CCATCCTTGCTCGGCTTCTCCAAGAACCACGGCCTTTTCATCTTCTTAATCGCATCCGTCCGAATCATCGTCAGTCCAAAATGCCCCGTCTCGGCAGGGACAAACAATTTACCGAAAAGAGCATCGACTGGAATGTTAATAGCAACGCCGTCTTTAGTTTTAGGCATACCCGACAGCCGCGCCATTACGGAATCCTCATCACGCTTAATCTGCATCGGGAAAACGGCGTCAATCTCGGGGTGATTCTCCATTAAGAGGTAAAGTGCTAAAACGTGTTCTTTTAAGAACCAAGAATCGTAGTCCATTGTCAGAATGTATTTCGGATTCTCCTCGAATAATCGCTCAATGCCATTTTCAAGAACGTGCGACCAGTAAGCCCCGTGAGTTTTTATCAATCGGCAACCCAACGGCAAAAGAACATTCAAGGCCGTAAATAAATTGTCGGCCATTCCGATGCGCGGCATACTCATAATCGCCTTGACATTTTCTAATGCCGGTATATGCCTAACCTTTTCTTTTGGCTTCTCGAAATTGGTTGCGAAGGGCGCAGATTGCTCCCGTTTTCGACCTTGCACATTCAAACTTATTGGTAGAACGGCGCAATCCTCAATCTCTGATTTCCATTCGCCTTGTAATTCAAGGCCCACCGATTCCATCAATTCCCAAAGCGTTTCTTTATTGAAAATACTCCGGTGAAAATCGTTGGCGTCAATCTGTCCACCCATAATATAACCCGGATAATCCTGTGGCACTTTATGAAGATAGTCGTTTGCGAGTTTGTCGAAATCCGGCACGGCAATTTTGAGAATCCCGCCCGGTTTTAATACGCGCACCCATTCGCGCAGGACATCTTTAATCTTTGCCTGCGGGAAATGCTCAAGAATATGTGAGGCGCGAACCTCATCGACTGTCCCTGTCTGATAATCGGAAAGCGGGAATATAGCATTACCCTTCTTTATATCAAGATTGATATAATCTTTTAACTCCTGCGAACCGCTACCGAGATTAAGTTTTAGCATTTCAGTTTTGCCTTTCTAAATTTTATCCACCATATCCAACGACCATAGCATAATAGCCGCAAACGGAATCTCTCTCAAATTGTCCTCGGAGAAAATCTGCCGATGCTCGTAAAAATGATTGACGGCAAGCATAATTCCCTGTCTGGTATGTTCGGGAATTACTCCGACAAAATGCGTTCCCGTCCCCGCACCCGTGATAGTCAATGCCGTCCCACCTGATGTTGCCGCCAACTTAAAATTAGCACCTGAAACGTCCCGAACATAGTAATCCGTCCCTACGGATATTCCAGTAGGCAATGCCCCGCCAAGATTAGATAGTTGAACCAAATCGCTATCGGTATAAGTCCTGCCGGTTACTGTTAAAATTGAATTACTAACCGTGAACGTGGCCGCATACCCGGCGTTATAGATAATCTCTACGCCATTCACGTCGCCCCGAATATCCGGCCACGTCTGATTGTAAGCTAAAACTATTCGCCCCGGCTCGCTCTGATTATCAACATCGTAAACAGTAGAAGCCAACGTCTGCCAAGTGCCCGCCGAATCCTTATACCGAATCGAGGTAACTTTATGTAAAGGCGGCAATGGCACTTTTATTACACAGTCCTCATCGGAATCGGGAAACTCATCTAAAGTCAATTTTATCGTCTGCGCAATAATAGCCCTGTTTTGATAGCCCTCACAATACGCCCGCACCGCCTTAATTAAATTGCTAATCAGGGTGTCATCGGCGGTATCAGTCGTCTCGCTTTTTAGTTGTAACTTGGCCTCGGCAAGCGTTACCGGCTCAATAGCAGGTGATACGGTTATCTTGAACGGCATTAGCTATACTCCATTTGGCCTACCAACCTTGTGTTCCTGCTTAGGCGGCCTGCCCCTGCGCGTAGTCGCCGTCTCTTTTTCAGGCATTACAACAGCCGTCTCGATAACTATTTCTTTCACCGGCTCGGCATAACCCGCTTTGAGCAATTTTTGGGCTTCTGCGTCCGGCAGGTCTATGGTATCGCCTGCCTTGCAGTTACCAGTGGGGCTTGCGTAAGTAGTTCGCATTCTCACTATCATAAATCACCTTTCTTTTCCAAATTAGAAACTCGTCGGAATCAATCTGTAACTGATTGCTACTCTGACAACACCCGTTCCAGTTGTTGGGTCTGCTGTTAAACAGTTAAGGACTACGTTTTGCCCTACGATATTAGCCATCGTCGAACTCGCCACCGCGACGGGAAGTATTTTTACAAAGGTGTCGGCTGTCTGGCAAAGAAGCACAGCAACGGTCGTTGTGCCAGAGGCCACAGTTAGCGTTCCGCCACTTGTTCTATAACTACAACCTATCGTGTTGGCAGTAGTATCAAAAGCTGTTCCCGTAGCGTCGTAGAAAATATCCACGCTAACAACATCTATAACGCTGCCTGCAACGCCGGCAACAAGAACTTTAGGCGCGCTGTAAAGCGTTTTAAGTTCCGCGTTACTTACCGACACAATATCCATATACATTGTAGAGCCGGAAGCAAAGGCCATAGACGCAACACCGGATACATTACCCGTAGTACCGACATTGAAGGCCGTCGATGCTATCGTAAGTGAGTTGTTGGTATTATTTAGAACTACCGCAGGCGTATTGCCGTTTGTCCAGCTCAAAACATTGTAATAAGCCCCGCCGTTGTCGTCCCTGACTTTTATTGACGCCGATTCGCCCGCCGTTGTCGTTGTCTGTATTGCCTTAGTAGTGGCAAGCGTAACATCGCCCACGCCAGTAAGGTTGCCGCCGGTCGATATGTTTAACCCGGTACTGGCAAGAGCAAAGGTGTTTGTCGTCGCGCCCAGAACGATAGCGGGGTCGTCGCCATTCGTCCACGACAATACGTTTGTATAACTTGCGGCGGCGGTTAAATCGTAAACCTGCAATGCTGTTGCCTGTGCAGTAGTCGTGGAACTTCTAATATACTCGCCGTTAGTCATAACAACATCGCTGGTAATGGTTCCGCCGGTAAACGAGCCGCCGTTAGCAATCCACGACATAACCCCCGAACCATTCGTGCTTAATACATAGCCGTTTGTCCCGTCGTCGACAGGCAATGTATAAGTTATGTCTGCCGCTTGGTCGCCGCTGGAAATCGTGGTGTAATACGTCGGGGTTGTCCCTGATTCCAAAAACTTTACTGAACCGCTTGTGCCGATATACAGAGTCGTCCTGCCGCCGTCAAAATAAATCGGAGTAGTTTCATAGGCGGCAAAAATCACTCCGGCGAATATCAGCATCGTCATCAAGGCGATAAAAAACATCTTAAACTTGTTCATACTAATTCTCCTTAAAATTGGATGGGCGAGTGAAAGGCAATAAAGCCCGCCCACCCATATAAAAAATCGTTCAATTACGACCCGACAACAACCGTAGCGTCCAGAATTGTCGCATCCTCGGCTATCGGGGCTTTGCTTCCGCAATAACGAATTGCGAGCATATTCCCAGAAGCCGCATCTTGAGTTCCTATTGTCAAGAGTCCCATCACATAACGTTTCAATGGACGATAAACATCGACAAGAAGTAATTTGTTGTTCTGGTCGTCCCCTGCCGTGCTGGTATTTGTCGCTGATGCGCTGGTGATGCTGGCCATACCCGTTGTGCTGTTGGCTGTGTTTTCTTGAACCGTAAGAGTCGCCACCGCGCCGGACGTGCAATCGGTAATCGGCACAACGAATAACACGCCGTCATAACCCTGCATATCGAGAACGTCGGATTTACTGGACTGTTGCCCCGCCGTTACGGGCGCAAGAGCTTCGCTTACTAAAATGTTCTTCATTAAATTCATCGTTTATTCCTTAAAAAGTTTTCTGTTATTCAGTTTTCAGTCCGCAAATTAGGCGGTCAGCTTAACGCGGGCAAACGCCTCGGCAAGAACCGGCGCACCGTCCGTCTCGGCCTGAATGATGTAACCGTTCTGATTCGTGGCCGCATATAACTCAACAACAACCTGAATAGCCATTGTCAAAGCATCGAGAATCCAGTAATTGCTGAAATCGCCGAGGATACCGACGTATTGCGAAGCCGTGAAGGTATTCGGCATATAAGCCGATTCGAGATATGGCAGACCAAGCAATCTATCAGGTGAACCAACCTGAACGGATTGCTGCCAGATATACCGACCCTCTCCGTCTTTTAGTTTTGCCAGCATTTCGAGAGCGTCGGTATGGAATATCCATTGCGCTCTTGAACGATATTGCGGTTTCAAACTATATTTGGCTTTAATTAAGCCGTCGAATCGCAATTCTGTGGCTGTATTGCCAATCGAAACGTCTCTTGCGGTAGTAACGCCGTTTGCACTTGCGGTCATTACGCCAAGCGGTTGACCTGCACCAGAACCGTTCAGGAAAGCGTTCTCCTGCACAATGCCGACCTTATATGCCATACGCTGGCGAACAATAGCATCAACGCCTATCGCGGATCGGCGGAGAAGCGTCTTGGACACCTTAATCAATTTCCGCATCGGATGGGGCCGAAGCTCGCGCCTGCCAAATGCCATAGTTGAATCCTCTGTGCCGAGTGATAACTCGGTTGTCCATTCGGTGTCAGCGGGATCAGCATCAAGCGAGGGCGCACCGAGCGATTCTGCGGACGATAACGCCGGCAAGACGCGGGAAATACCCCGCATAAACGTCTGGTTGTCTATTGCCGCAATTAACTCGGCCATAAACTCCATCGGGGGCGACAAATATCCGCCGGAGGTATCAACGTCTTTCTGTAATGCCCTGATTTCTGCATCAGGCGAACCATTCAAAAGATACCGCTTGAATGATTCGTTCTGTTTTCGAGTTTCCGCCGTAACCGGCACAATGATATTGCGCGGCTCGCCAAATGCGCTACGAAGCTCTATTGTTCGTTTTTCACCTGCACCGTCGGCCAATTCGGTCTTACTCTTGCGCCCGCGTGAGGCCGTTAATTCTTGCTCGGCGGTTTCGAGGTCGGATTTACGTTTCTCGTCGGCCTCAATCTTGTCAACCTCGCCTTTCAGTTTTACCGCGTCGGCCATCATAGCGTCGAATTGCATTCTTTCTTCGGCGGTTGGCTCGCGTTTCTCTGTCGCGGCCTTGTCTAAAATAGCACGCGCCTGATTTATCTTTGCTGCTCGTTCCTCAAGTAACTGCTGTACTGTTTTCATCTTGTTATCTCCAAAAAATAATTACGTTTATTGAATCCCTGACGGACTTCGGCCCGCTTTAAGATTCGACCTGTTCAAGTTCTAATCTCATACGCATAGATTCAACGGCACTTGGCCGGATAATCTCTGTTTCCTTTTTCCACTGCTCTAAACTTCTAACAGCAACCGATGTATCGGGATAAGCGGGGAAAGTTACAGGCGAGACATCAAACAACTGGACTTTTCTAAGCGTCCGAATCGCTATGCCGTCGATGGTTTCCCAAATATCCGAAATCGTTCTGAATCCAAACGACATTCCTGTAATATCGCCGCGTTTTATTGACTGAACGATGTCCCTGCCGATAGTCGTATCCGGTGGCATAATCTCCGACATCAAGCCGGTATCGTCCTCGCGCAAAACAAGCGTACCCGCCTTGTTCCTGCCAAGTATTCTCGACGAATCGTGGTCAACAAGAGCGCGAATATCGTCATTGATAATCGTTTCGGCAAACGCACCCTTCGCTATCTTCTCCCGAAAATCGCCTATGCCAAGCAACTCGCTCAACTTCTCGAATACCGCCGCATAGCCGACAATCTTTGGCTTGTCGCCATCCGATAATCTGATTTCCGACGCGATTCTGTATTCAACACCTTCTATTTTCATTTTTCGTTCTCCTGCCAAAAAGAAACGGAGGCACATCAGGGATTTTATCCCGATGCACCTCCGTATCAGGCGCGATGGATACAGCATCTTGACGGTAGCTACTCCGTCCTATGCCCGTCTTTTTGGCTTAATTATTTACTAAAGTTTTCAAAATCCTTTCCGTCCTATCGGCAGGTAAATCATTCTGCCAGCGAGCGAATACTGCCGCCAGCGAATTATTGCCCTTTGCCGCCCTTAACTGTATTTTTTGCTCATTTACATAAGAATCCACCAAAACATTAACATCGACCTTATCTGCCAATAATCTTAATACCGGCTCGATAAGTTGTAAAATATAATTCCTGTGTTCGGCGTAAAATTCGTCAATAAAAGTATCGAATTGCCCATTGTCCCCCGCCTTACGCAAAGCGTTTACCTCTTTGGTTGTTATCCGCCGCCAAGTATCATAGAGTAACGCACGGAAATTATCTTTGCGCAAATTGTCCTGTCCGGCGGGCTTCATATTCAACGGTTCAAGATAAATATCACCGTTGTCAATCGGATTCATATTTTCCATCTCGCGGATGTCGTTCACACTTAAATATCCGGCATTGCGCCCGATATTATACGATTCGTAGCGAGCTTTCATATCGCCACGCATTAGTCCGGCAATAAGAAACTCCGCAAAGTATCTTGTTCGCTCTTTTTCACTGAAAAGTTTGCGATTACATTCCTGCTCCCACTTCGTAATCCATTTTTGAAGCGTCAAAACAACAAACTCTATAAATAAACTCTCGACGTTGCCCCACGTCGCACGCCCCAAATCGGCCAAAAGGTGCGGGGAAATCTCGAACCAACGAGCGACATCGGTTACATTAAACGTCCGCGTCTCGATAAGTTGAGAATCTTTAGCGGTTACGCCGATTGATTGATACGTCAATCCGCTATGCAGAATGGCAATGCGGTATTTTTTGTCTGTCCCTTTATGTTTTGCCTCCCAATCTCTTTCTAATTCGTCCTTTGTGTCCTTCTTCAAAGGATTAGTCGATAAAAGGAATCCCGGAGGACTTGAATCGTTACCCAAAAATCCCGCCATATTCTTCTCGGTGGCAAGCGATAATCCGGTATTCTCGGCCATATACTCAATTACTGAATATCCTTGCAGCCCATCGTAACCAAGTCCTGGGATATGTAGAATATCCAACGCGGGTATTGTTGCCTCAACATTGCTTTGCCTATCAGTTACTTTATAAACAAGCCGGTCGTTCTCAATTACTGGCCTGACCCTGTTCGGCATTAACAACCACAGATTTATCGGCCTGCCCGCGATATCTCGTTCAATCTCTGCGTAACCGTTACCCCAAAGAACGTGCGACTGTAACGTCTCGCGGAAAACCTGCGCCGTCATAAACGGATTCGGCCTGTAACGCAGTAAATCATAAACCGGGTGCGCTGTTGCTTTTTTCTTCCCCCGTTCCCCTACCCGCTCATAAACATTAAACGGCAAAAAACCTATGGTTCCGCTAATCCTGTTCACCGCCGACCATATAGCGGAGTATTTCATAGCGGTATCAGCATCGACATCGACGCCGGCAAGCGTAGTATTGCCCCCGAACATCTTCATCAACCAGTTTTGGGGATTCTCTAAGCTACCCCCACTTTGAACAGAGGCGCGTTCCTCTTTTTGGATTCGCCGTATATCAAAAATATCTCGGACTATACCCATTAAATTCCGACTTTCATTAAATTCCCATCGGCATTAACTACTGTCCCCGACGCCATCCAGCGACCCAACGCCATTATTATCGCAACTACGGGGTCAATTCGCTCGGTCGATTTTTTCTTGCTCGGTTTTATATTGCCCGCCGCGTCTATCTCGACCATAGTATTGCCTACGGCCCAGCGCAAAACCGGATTATTATTATGCCTTAATCTTTTCCCGAGTATCAATTCCTCAAACATCTTCGACGGCGCAGCCATATCCTTAAAACCCTGTCCGAAAGCAACAACATTCAAGCCATCACCCTGTAACTGACCGATTAACTGTGAAGCGTTCCATCTATCGACGCCAATATCTACAATATGAAACGTCTCGCTCAATTCAAGTATTCTTTTGCGAACATAATCATAATCTATCACGCGCCCCCGTGTCGTCTCAATAAATCCCTGTCTATCCCATAATTCATAAGACACTTTATCCCTGCGCGACCGTTCCTGAATACATTCTTTCGGCGCAAAAGACCAAACAAGTAAATCTATCCTGTCGTCTCGCGGGAATAAAAGAGCAAAGGCACTTAAATCTTTGGCTGTTGACAGGTCTAAACCCCCGAAACAATCCCTGCCTTTTAACTCCTCGATGTCAATATCATCCCCGCACGCCTTCCAGTCCTCCGCCCCTATCCACCGGCTCTCCGAGGTAGTCCACTGATTCAGGTGCAAACGTCTGAAAATGTTCTCATATACCGGCTGCTGGACGGCCTTTTCGTATTCCCGTTGCAAATAATCGAGGGGAATAGATACGCCAAGATTCGGATTCGCCTTCCGCCACGTTCCCTCGCTGCCCCAATCATCATCTGGTGCGGCTTCGTAAACTACCGGCAAGAAACCAGAATCATTTATCGTCCCATCGAGAATCTTTTTGGCATAATCGTATTTCTCACGGCAGATAGATTGAACACCGATACCAGCTGTTGTGATGTAAATTATCATCGGCTGGCTTCGGGCGGCGGTTCCCGTAACCATTGTATCCACAACTTCCCTGTCGGTTATGATATGAAGCTCATCAACAACGCACCGATGGACATTGTAGCCATATTTAGTTTCGCTGACCTTGCTAAGCGGCTTAAAGAAGCTGCTCGTCTCTCCAACAACTATTGAATCTTTATAACTATGGCTTCTCCGGCTTAATTCCGGCTCTAATTTAATCATCTCTTTACCGCACTCGAACACTATCCGAGCTTGCTCTTTTTCGCCGGCCACGCCGTAAATCTCCGCCGCTAACTCATTATCACAGAAGAGACCGTCAAGACAAAGTCCGGCAGCCAAAGAGGTCTTGCCATTCTTCCGAGCCACAAAGATAAACACCTCCCGATACCGGCGTAATTTCGTTTTTTTATGCTTCCAGCCGAAAGCGTTACCAACTATCGCCTTCTCCCAATTTTCTAATCTGAACGCCTTGCCCGCAAACTGACTGCCCTTGACGTGATGTAAGCACTCCTCGAAGAAATCTATATGTAACTTGACCGCGTCGATGTCAAGATAGTAATCCTCCGCGCCCACATAGGGGTCGTAACCTGGTATGCCAGCTCGCAGGATTGTATCTAAATCCTTAACCTGCCGAAGATTGACCGAAGAATCTGTTTTTGCCGCCATTATCATTCTTTTTGCCTGCTATCGCCATCCCCGCCCTTGCCGAAGGCGTAAGACCAAACTCAACTTCCATTCGGCAGAGTATAAGAGTTAATCTATTATAGATATTCACCCAGGGGGCGATTTGATAATACTTAACCTTACCTCTTGTTTCTGTTTCGTTTCCATCCTCGCCCGTTTCGACTTTCTTGCTATCACTTCTAATAGCCATAAACATTCCGGCCTTTTCTATCATCGTCCTTGCCTTGTGCCACAAAGCCAATGTATCACAATATCGGGCAAATGGTTCTATGTCGGCATCTGTTAGTAACCCCAATTTGTGCATTTTCGGGGCAAACTCAAACCACTTTTGCTTGCCTTCGTCGTTAAGCCACTGTGGACAATTAGATAATGGCGTAATCGATGGTGAAACCTCGACGCTGTTGTCCCGCTTATAAATGCCGTTATGGCCGTGCTGTATCAATATCGTTGTCGGTAATGGTTTCCGTCCGCGTTTACCCATTATACATCTCCGCTTTTTTGCACATAAACTGGATATTTCGCTTTTTGCCGACAAGATTTTTGCCTATTCTCATATAGCCATTTTTCTCATAAAACGGGCCAGGGTCGCCTGTTTGTTGGTCTGTCTTTGAGCGGATAATGTCGGGATTCAGGATTCTTAACATTTCCCCGCCCACGCCGAAGCCCCGACAATCGGCAGCGATAAGCAAGTGAATGAGAGTATTTGATTTTTCCTTCACGCCCCAACCTACTATCTTTTCGCCGTCCAGGGCGATTAAAGTAATGTAACGCCTTAAATATGATTTATGCTGCGAGGGACTTACAAAATAATCATTGCTCGCGTTTTTGATTCCTAAATTCTTGGCACGTCCCGCAAGCCAAAAATCCACGAAATCACATATCTTTTTCAAGTCAAGCATCGATGCTCGACGATATTCTATTCTCTTCGTATCAGGCATAGTAATTGCTCCGTTCTATTTTGGCCGTCCTCGGCGTCAAGTTTCAATTCTATTTCCGCCCGCTGCTCTGGTGTTACGATAAACGTGAGATATTCGGGAATATCAGGGATTTCGCCGCTGCCCAACTCCTTTTGCGTAGCGAATAGCTTGTCAATTTCTTTTTGGTCAAATCCTAACGATAACAAGTCCACACCTTGTTCTTGCAACTCGGCGATTATCTTCGTCAGAGCCGCATCATCCCAGCTCGCCAACTCGCTTAATTTATTGTCGGCCAGCATATAGGCGTCCGCCTGTGCTTCGGTCATATCACAGAAGATGACAGGGACGGATTTTATGCCGAGCTTTTTTGCCGCCTTCCAGCGAGTATGGCCGGCGATGATGACGTTGTTTGCTTTACGGACAAGTATAGGATTTGTCCAATCAAATCGCTTCATCGAGCCAGCGACAGCATCGACCGCCCCATCATTGTCGCGGGGGTTCTTGGGATTCAACTTGACAGAATCCACCGACACATATTTAATTTGCAATTTGTTTTCTACTGTCAACATATCGTTCAAAATAATTAACCTTTTTCTTGTCCTCGTTATTCTTTGAATTGTGATGCTTCTCGCATAATCCCTGTAAATTACCCCTATCCCAAAACAAAACAGGGTCGCCGTTGTGCGGCTTGATATGGTCAACGCAAACCGAAGCCCTGATAATACCTTTTGCTTTACCCTC